TAAAAAAAAAGATTAAGAAGTTTATAGATTGGTTTGTAGGTAATTTTTATGGCTAATTTTACAGGTGCAAATGTAATAACTGCAAGTGATGTTACTAAATATCAACCTGATGTTTTTGATTTTGGTATTGCATCAGGTTCTACAGAGGCTACAAATTATTTTGCACAAACAACAAATGACATTTTAAGACAATTAAGAATAGAGTGGTTTCCAACTTACAAAACAAATGTTTATACAGATATTACAGTTTTAAATACTGTTGAGATGGAAAACACAAAAGTTAATTTAGATCAGTTTGAAAGGGCTGGTGTATATTTATTTCTTGGTAGATTTCTATTACCAGCATTAACAAAGTTTAGACCTGAAACAGATAAAGATAGATTTGAAAGAATGGGCGAATATTATATGTCAGAATACAATAAAGAATTTAGGTCTATATTAGAAGATGGTGTTGAATATGATTCTACAGCAGATGGTTCAATCGTATCTAATGAAAGAGAACCTTTACATGGATATAGACGATTGAATAGATAATGGCTGTAAATTTAAATATTAAAACAAATCAAAAACAAGTAGCGGCTAAATTTAAAAAGTTTGGTTCTGTGTTGCCAAGAATAATTGACAAAGGTGTAAAACAAGCTGGTTTTCAATTAGTAGATATAATTAGAACTAAAACTAAAAAAGGTATTGATTTTAACGATAGAAGATTTGCACCTTATTCAGAGGGATATTTAAAACAATTACAAAGAGAGGGAAAACCAACAGTAGTAGATTTATTTTATACAGGCAGAATGTTAGGTTCTTTAAATCCATCAATGGTAAAGAAAACAGGAAAACATAAAATATCTTTAGCATTTAGTAGAAAAGATGAGATTGACAAAGCCTTTTTTAATCAAGTAACTACTGACCCACAAAGAAAATTTTTTGGGTTTAATACTCGAACAGAAAAGATTATACAAAGAACATTCAATAAATTTGTAGAAAAAGAATTAAGGAAGTTTAAAATATGAGTAAAAGGGAAAATATCGCATCTAATCTTCTTACTGTTATATCAGCTATATCGAGTCCTGATATAAAAAAAGCTACAAGACAACCTTTTCAATTAGATGAATTATCAGATAAACAATATCCAGCAGTAATAATACAAACATCAGAGGAAACAAGAGAAGATCAAGAAATTGGTAGTGGTGCAAAAACCAGGATTGGTACTATTGATTTTCTTTTATTAGGCTTTGTAAAAGGTGCAGAAGTTAATATAGACACAAAAAGAAATGAATTAATTACTGCTATTGAAACTGCGATAGAATCTGATATTACAAGAAGTGGTAATGCACTTGATACAGAAGTTATATCTGTAGAAACAGACGAGGGTACATTGTTTCCTATAGGTGGAATTAGAATGACTATTAGGTGTACTTACGAATTTCAAGCTGGAACACCATAGGAGATAGAATGAACAAAGATAAAATTATTGATAAAATAGAAAAGAAAATTGACAGTGTAGAAAAATTGCACGATAAAGAATCTTTGATGTGTGAGGAAATAAAAGATTTACTTGCAGAACTTAGAGATGAAGAAGATGAGTCATTTGAAGATGAAGAAGATTTTGAAGATGACGAAGAAGAAATTGACGAAGAAGAAGAAAAATAATATAACAATCTAATTATAGGAGAAAAAAAATGGCAGTACATCATGGTAAAGAGGGTGAAGTAGTAGTTGGCGGCACAGCAGTTGGCGAACTTGTTTCATTCACTTTAGAAACAACAGGAGATGTTGTTGAAAGCACAAAAATGTCCGATTCAGCAAAAACTTTTATTGCTGGTAGAACATCATTTTCAGGTACTTTAGAAATGCACTTTGACGAGGCGGATAGTGTCCAAACATCATTAGTCGCTGGTGCAAGTATAACTTTTAAATTACTACCTGAGGGAAGTTCATCAGGCGACAGAAAATTTGAGGGTGCAAGTGTTATTACAGGAATGTCAGTATCACAACCTTTAGATGGAGTAGTTGCAAGATCAGTTACTTTTCAAGGAACAGGTGCTTTAACAATCGGAACTGAATAATAATTTATGTCAGTAATTGATAGAGTTAAAACTCATTTTGAGACTCTGCAAACGATTACGATTGAAGTTCCTGAATGGAAAGACGATCAAGGTAATCCATCAATATTTTATTCTGAACCTTTAACACTTGAAGAAAAAAATATAATATTTAAAAAATCAAACAATTTTGCTGATCTTACAGTATTAGTTGATTTGTTGATTATGAAACTTCAAATAAAAGATGAAAAAGGTAATCTAAAAAAAGCATTTAAATTAGAAGATAAAATTGAATTAAGAAGAAAAGCTGATTCAAATGTTATTGCCTCTATAGCCAATAAAATACTTGCAGACGCATCATACGAGTACGCAGAAAAAAAGTAAATAGCGACCCTGATATAAAGTCTATGTTAGTGGTTGCTGATAGACTCAAACTACCAATCCAAAAAGTTCTTGAAATGCCTATTTATCATTTTAATTTATGGATAGCCTACTTGAAAAAAGAACAAGATGAGTATAAAACTCAAAAGAACTTAGCACAAGCAAGGAAATATAGATAATGGCACAAAGACTTAATATTGACATAGTAGCAAGAGATAAAACAAAACAAGCATTAGGTGGACTTCAAACATCTTTAGGAAAACTTAAATCAGCGATTTTTAGTGTTCAAAGTGCTTTTGTCAGTTTAGGTGCTGGTTTAGTAATTAGAAATCTAGTTAATACAGGAAAAGAATTAGAAAATTTACAAGTTAGATTAAAATTTTTACTTAAAAACACAAACGAGGGTGCAAAGGCTTTTGAAAACATGACAAAGTTTGCATCACAAGTTCCTTTTTCATTAGAAGAAATTCAATCAGGTGCTGGTATTTTAGCAACTGTTACAGATAATGCAGATGATCTTCAAAAAATGTTGGAAATTACAGGTAATGTTGCGGCTGTTACAGGATTAGATTTTAGAACAACTTCAGAACAAATACAAAGGTCATTTAGTGCTGGTATTGGTGCGGCAGATTTATTTAGAGAAAAAGGTGTAAGAAATATGCTTGGTTTTCAAGCTGGAGCAACTGTATCTATTGATGCTACAGTAAAAGCATTTGAAGATGTATTCGGCAGAGGTGGGAGATTTGGAAAAGCAACAGATCAATTAGCAAATACTTTTGAGGGTACAATATCAATGTTAGGTGATAAAGTTTTTACTTTTAAAAAAACATTACTTGATGCTGGATTTTTTTCAGAATTAAAAAGGCAATTTGGAGATTTAGATGAATTTTTAGAAAAAAATGCCGAGCAATTAGAAAAAATTGCAATTGAGATAGGAACAAATTTAGCACAAGCAACTGTAAAAGCCGCAAATGGAATAAAAATATTAGCAGATAACTTTAGAGATTTACAATCAGCATTAGGATTATTACTTGTTGCTTTAGGTGGAACAGTTAAAATTATCGCTGGTATAGGTTTAATTGTAAATGATGTTAATAGAAGAATAAAAAATTTACTTGGTAATGTAAAAGAAACAACAGAAGAGGCACAAAGTTTATCTGACATATTATCAGGTGCAGATGCTAATGAGGGTTTTGTCGAACCTTTAGAATCAAGTTTGCAAATTTTAAGAGATTTTGAACACGAATTATCAGTAAGAGTTCCATCTGCTACTGAAAAAGCTATGATGAAATTTCAAGAGATGAACGATAGTGTCCTTAAAGGATTTGAAGATAAAATAAATAACATAAGAATGATTATTGCTGAGAGTATAAACAATGGTATTACAACCATGTCACAAGGAATTGCAAGATCAATAGTGTTAGGAGAAAAATTATCTGATACTTTTAAAAACATGGCAGAAAAATTTTTAATTAATATAGTAGCGGCTCTTGTAGAAATCGTTGCTCGTAAAGTTGCTGAATTAGCAATCGAAAAATTAATTACAAGAGAAAAAGAAAAACAAGCGGCTTTAAGTGGTGGTGGTTCTTTATTCAGTATGGCAAGATCATTTTTAGGATTTGCTAAAGGTGGTGCAGTATCAAAAG